GTTTAGTACAGAAGAACCCCTCAATTTGAACGACGCGGTGAGCGAATCTGATTCTGATTCTGATAAAAGTGATGATGAAGAATGTGATGACGAGTTCCCGAATGACGTATTGTACTACAATACAGTCAATCAGTCGGACGCAAAGAACGATGGTGAAGACCCAATCTCATGGAGAGATAGGGAGCCCTCCCGGGATTTCTTTGTAGTTCCTGCGTTCATTTTAGAGCCTTGCAAGGTCCGTGTAATCACGAAGGCCTGTGTAGGGGACTATTTACCTTTCAAACCTATCCAATTGGAATGGTTTAGACGTCTAAGGCAATGGCCGATGTTTAAACTCATTGGAGAAGAGATTTCTGAAGAGTCTGTTACGCGCTTCATCCATCGTGCTGGTAATACTGCTGAGGAGTTTGACTTTTATGGGTCATGCGACTATAGTGGTGCCACTGATGGTGTTAAGGTTGAGGCGTCGCGTATTGTATGTAGTACGATTAACGATTTGATGTGTATCGACCCCCAAGTGAAGAGAGATCTTCTTGCTTCACTTACGGAGGGAACCATCCACTATGAACCAAATCTTCCACCTAGTCCTTGGGCACCAGGATTACGGAAGGGTAGAGATAGTGTGGAGCAGAAACAAAACATGGACAGTATCGTAGAACAAATTCTTGAAGAATCTGGTACTATGGATGTCAAACAGAAAAATGGCCAGTTCATGGGTCATACTGGTTCGTTTCCTTTGTTATGCTTAATCAATTACGGCGTTTGGCATGCTGCTTACGAAGAATACTTCAGACAGAAGTTTACTGTAAGGCAGCTTCAGAATGGTGTGATGATTAATGGTGATGATGCGCTCTATCGTGGGAGCAGCGCGTTTTACGCAGTGTGGAGTCGAATTGCTGCAGAAGCAGGTTTTACCTTGTCGCCGGGTAAGAACTTTTTCGACGATCATTTTTTACAAATTAACTCATCGTTGTATCGTGTTTTTAAACATGATTTCGATAAGGACCCTATGTTTGGTTTGGAAGGAACAGGACATAGGTGTAAGTTAATTGGCTTCACGAATTTTGGTCTTTTGACCGGTCGGAAGAAAAATGATTCAACACGCGAGATAAGTACTATAACTGAAGATGAAGAACTTAAGAACGTTCGTTCATCGCGAGCACCTGAATATGTTATTCGGGCACGCAGTTATGGCACAATCCTCAAAGATTTATTTGTAGGGGCAGAAAATCAGAGAGATCGTAATCACTTATTTGACGCTGTCGAGAAGAAGTACAAGAGATTCATGGCTTGCCTTGGTCTCGCGTATCCTCCCGATATCACTTTTGCCAAAGCATTTCAGAATGATACTGGTCTTCAAGATCAGTGTTACGAGATGCTAAATCAATACTTTCGTCGGGTAATTCCCATTGACTGCAATGGCTTACCTACTGAAGTCACAGATTGTAGCGCCTTTCGGTTCTTAGAGCCTTGTCCAGATATTAACGACATCCGGACCTCTATTCAACGCGAAAACCGCCGTCTAGGACGAAAGATTGGGTCCCAGGTGCGTGTACGCAATACGCCACCTTTCTCTTCATGGTTCACTCAACAGGACCTCAGAGATGAAGGGGAAGAATTCCGTAGAATTCCTTCCTGCACCGGAACTTTCCGTTTTCTTCCTTCAGAAGAAACGGAGAGCAGCTAGCAACTGCAAAAAGTGCACATAGTCGTATGTGCGGTATCACTTTATTCCTCTAGACCTTAAAGGTGGTCATTGGAGTCACTAATCTTATGTAAATAGTGCCTG